AATTCCCCAAAGTCGTCGTCAGCGAACGCTGTTGGGTTTCGCGTTCGCCTCTCGGCTTTTCCGCAACTGCTCGGGCTGTGCGTGTTGCTGCAACTGAGCCGCGAAGCGTTTGTCGTACGCTCAAAATGAAATTTTTACCCTCGCCTCGGTAGAGGTTTGTAATCACAATGGCAAGCATCCTGGTGTTGGGCTTGTCAATGCCCTGCTCTTTTGCAAGTGATTTGAATGCCTCTTGCAAGTGTTGATAGGCGGTTAACGCCTGTGGGGCTTCCTGCGCAGCCTTTGGTCGGCCAACTGGTTTTGTTTCGGTATCCATAAAAAGTTATTTTATCTTACTGGCCTTTTGAATGGCTTTTTTTGTCCGTTTTCGCTTAGGATCATTCCTGTAAGGCAGTCAACCCTGTCGTCATGGGCCGCATTCGGGAACGATGCGCATTCGTCTAGGAAAAGCCCTACCCACTCCATGCCTTCAGGCAAATATACGCGCCCGCCCTCGACAACCGATAAAATACTATTTACGCGTGCTGGCTTGGATTCTTTCGGGCTTATCGCTTCTATTACATTAAGCCCTGTCTGCTTTTTCATCACCTGCACCACGCTTTTGCCTGTGGCCTTGGGTTCAATTCGTGCCAAAGATAGTCTACTGTAACCATTTCTTGCACAAAAATCCTTTACGAACTCAACTTGCCCTATAAAATCAAGCCATTTGGCTATACATTCCAAAACATAAAAATCCGCACCTTCTTTTACGTAGGCTATCCCGGCGGTCGGGTCGTTCTTTTCCTGGTCGGTGTATGCAGTATCAAAATAGAAGTTTACCCGCTTCCCTGTAAGGTCAAAGTTTCGAATATCATACCTTGGAAACCATTGCCGCTTTATCATATTCCCTTCGTCGGCTGCCGGGCGTTGCTGGTAAAGAGCGTTCCATGTCCTACTACCGATAAAAGAAGTGCCTGAAGGGTCGGACATCGCTAAAAGGTCGGCACGCGGGTAGCGGTCTTCCCAAAGTGCGTCCCCGATTTCGCGGTACTCCTCCTCGCCTGATTCACAAATTGCAGGCAAAGAAATAACCTCTGTAAATTCGTCAACTCCCTGCACTAAGATGCGGCCAACCGTGTCGTCTTCGTTCCACCGTGTCATAAGAAAAGCCTCTATTGCCCTAGGCTCAAATCGCGTTCTGAAAGTTGTTTGATACCAATTCCAATCCCTGTTTCTATAAACTGTGCTATCGGCCTGCGCAGCATCTTTTACTGGGTCGTCAACAATGCCACACGTGCATCCCACCCCGGTTATACCCCCTCCTACACCTGCGCTGACGTAGTAGCCTTTATGGCCTACAATGTCAAAACGTTTTGAGGTTTTTACCGAGCCTGTGTCGCGCCCGTCTGCTAGCCTTGTGTTTGGGAATATTTTTTTGTAAGCCTCGGAACTGATTATTTTCTGGCAGTCTCGGTTCATTGAACTGGCTAGGTCAAAGGAATATGACGCGCCTATTACTTGTTCATTTGGATCCCTACCGAAAAGCCATGCCGGAAAAAGTCTAGACACTAATTCGCTTTTGCCATGCCGAGGGGGAAGCATCACAATCAGCCGCCTTATCTTCCTTTCTGCCAACCGCTGGAGCGCATCAATCAAAACGAGGTGATGCCAATTGAAAATGTAGTTAGGGTTTACCGCCTCTACAAAGTCGCGAAATTCACGTTTGCAAAGCTCGCTGTGTGCGCCGTCAAATTCGGCCTCGGTAAATTCATGTTTCCCCATCCGTTTTTTCAGTTGCCTTTTTTCTTATGCTCGCAAGGGCACGAAGTTCGTCGGTCGTCAACTTTGAAAAGTCCGCGCCTGTAATCTTTTCACCGCCGCTCGTTATGTCCGTGGACTGTTTTGCTTTGCCGTGCGCGCGGTCAAGGTTGTCTGCTATCACTTTGTCCCAATCCCTGTCGGTTGCTGCTGCTAACCTGCGCGCCGTGCGCCTTACTAGTATCGCCGCCTTTTCATCGGATGCCAGTCTTTTTAGGTCGCCAAGTGTCAGGTTTAGTAGTACGGAAATCGCGTCTGAAACGTTCATAGGCGTAACTGCTTCTACCCCGTCTGCCTTTAAATCCGCTATGATTTTGGACGTAAGTTTGCGAGGTGGCCCGTTTGGGTTAAACCTGTCTCCTTTTTCTGGAATTGTCAATGTCCCGCCGTGTGGCTGTTTTACTCTTTTCACCGTAGATGTGCCGTAGTTAGTTCACTTTTTTTTGAAAGCCATTGTGGCCATATTTGAGCGTTTAGGTCGGAATCGAACCGCCCTTTCCTGGCAGGCTGCCAAGCACATCGCACACTATGCTTTAAACGCATTTTGGGTACGGTTTTGCCATACCTGAAATATAAACCTTATCGCGCTTATTTAAGGGGAATACATACTTTTCCTTAAACATTGCCTTTGTTTTTTCAAGCCCAACAGATGTGCCATACTTTGAGTGTGCAGTACGCTTGTGAAGCACCTTTCCTGTTTTGGGGTCAATTAATTGCTTCCCAGGCTTAGTCCTTCCCAAGTATGTCCAGTTTGTTGCTTGGTATAAAATTCCTATATGCCCCTGCTCCGGGTCAGCGTATGATACAACCACCCTACACAATGGAGCATGTGATGGTAGTATTCTTAATGCTATTGACAAAGCCTTTCCTGTTAATCCTTGCTTACCATTTAGTGCAACTCTTACCAGTTCAATGCAACCGCCCTGTGGAAGTCCAAGGCTACCCGCCAGATTATTATTTGCGCCCCGCCCAAAAACAATGCACCCGCACCATTCATCTAACTCATTAAAAACAGAAAATGCAACATTCCAAATAGGTACCGATTTTGCATAATGAAACACTTTGCAGGAATATTGAACGGCTTTTTTGTTTGCGATTTTAAGTATCATACCTCACCACATGAAAGGCTGTAAAATGACCCTTTGTATCTTTGCAGTATTTCAATAACCTCAATTTCTGCCTGTTGCAGGTGCTCAACATCTTCAAAAGTTATTTTAAGTGTTGGGGGTAATCCTTTTTTTTCACCAATCAAATCGTCTCCTTCTGGTAACACTTGTTCCTCATTTACTTCACCCCAACTTGCCTCATCAACGCCCCATTCTTTCAACTCACCCGCCTCCCAGTCATTTGCCAACGAATCTTGATCCCACTCTCCGTAGTGGGCATTGTCTTTGATTGCGTATGCCCGTATTTTTTCAATAGGGGTGCTTTCTGGGAACACCTTGCACGGTACTTCCTTGTGGCCTTCATGCTTTGCGCCGCGTGTCCGCATCTCACCTGCTATTACCACGTTTACCCCTTGGTAGTCGTAAATCAAAACCTCTCTTACCTCTAGGTATTCAGGGTCTTCGCGGATTGACTGGCACATGGCCTCGAATTTCTGATCCCGGATAAAGCGCGGGTTTTTCGGTAGGCCAGGGACTTGCCCCGTATTGAAGGATAGTTCGGAAATCTTGATGCGCTTGCGCGTGAACAGGTCTTTGCTCAAATTGTGGTTTTTTCAACTATTAAAAATCAGGAAGTTCTTTTGTAGGAACTCCGTTGCATCCGCTTTTGACTTAAAGTCAACGATCAATAAGTCTGTGTGACTATTTCTTGCAACCTCGATAATAACGCTGTTCGATGGGTCGTCACGGTTGTCGTGGTACTTAGCCATTACCACATAGTCCGTGTTTAACAGGACTATGTTGTTGCCGTCCTTTTGAGGTAGTTTGATAAATCTTGCCATATTAGTTTATTTTACACTCCAAACTTTTTATGCTTTACCATAAGTGCGAAAGCAAACATTTCAACCAAATCTCTCTTTCTTTTGGTTGGCTTCTTTAAATGAGAAAGCTTTTTTGCCGAAAACTTTTGAAGGGCTTTTTTGTATGTCATTTTATTTTACCCGCTTGATTTTAATCGAAAAAACACCATCCAAAACGGCGGTGCTGTCGGTAGGGAAGTTTACTGCAAAAACCGTGCGCGTCCCCTCCGTGACATCAATCAGTTTGATGGTGTCGCTCTTGCAGCTGTAGGAATAATCGTTTTGGTAAATGACTACACCTGAATAGATCTGCTTTGTCCATGCTGTACCATCCGAAAATGAGTACAGGTTTTTTGGGTAGTCCACGCCGCGCCAAACCCCCTGGATTTGTTCGCAGGTGGTTGGGGGTTGGATCTGCTCTTTGCATCCAAGCAAAATAACAATGGAAATTAAAAGTATCCTCATTGGTTGTTGAATTCTGGGAGGTCAATCTCTTTTGCGTTGGCGGTGCGCTTGTCGGTGGTTTTCACCTGCTCCCAAAAAACATCCGCCTCGCTTGTAGGTTCAAAAAATTCTACAAACAAACTGAGCGGTAAAGAGTAGGCTCTAGGCGCGTCATGCCCTGTTTTTCGATTTAGCCGAAGCCAAACTATCGGCTCGTCGCCGAATGGTACGAAGGGGTTTGTCCCTGTTACGGCGTGTACCCTGTAGTAAATATGGCCTGCCCTCTCGATATTAGAGCCAACAACGCTACCGGGCGCGTGGTGTTCGGTTCCAATAGGCTCTACTCCTTGCTTAATTTTTAAGCTCATTTTTTTTGCTTTTTATGTGGTAAATGTACAGCCTTGCAGTGACATTGCGAATTATTTTTTAACGCCTTGGTTGTTACGATACCTCGCAAGATCGCAAAACGTATTTCATTTTCTCTATCAACTCAGGCTTTTTTAATCCGGCCTTACAATGTTTGTTTATCAGCGCATAAAGTTTAACCTCAAAATCATTTGCGTCTCCTTTCGGACTTTTCATTACCTCAATTGCCACGTCGATGGCTTGTCCGGCTTCGCGTGGGTTGGGCATGGGCATTTCCGCGCCGCGCCTCCATGCGTTGAACGCGGTCAATACTTCAATTGCTGTTTCGTTTTTCATCATTTAGTTTTTTATCCAGTTCCAAAAATGTTCGCTCCACGGTTCAACCCTAGCGCGCTTTACAGAGCAAATGTGGATTGTTTTAACGTACACCGGATCGGGGTGGTCTTCTAATACATTGCCCATGCCGTCTACAACCTGCCAACCGCCTGAGCGAAGTCCGGTTGTCAGCACAATTTGGCTTCCGCGCTTATACTCCCCGCATTTGTAGCCTATCCAAGCCGTATCTGGAAAGCCTTGCTTGTAGGGCATTAGCTTACCGTACTCTGTAATGGTATCTAGCACAATCTCGTTGCAGTACGCCTCGTATTCCAAAAGAAGTTCTTTGAAAATTGGCTTTGCCGAAGGGGTGATTACCGTAAATGTATTTTTGTCCATCGGGATAGTTGGGTGGTGGTAATACTCAAAACCGCCAAACATGCCGCCAGAAGGCAAATTTATTCCCTGATCCTGCGCCGCGCAAAGTGCAGACTGAAAAATTAGGGTGAAAAGAATTATGTTTTTCATGTGTCAAAGTTTAAATTATTCAGTGCTGCGAAATTCGCTAGAACACAGTTTTTGGAAACGGATAAGGGAATTGTCGGTAAAAGGAAGCACGAAACGTCCAATTTCTTTACCCTCTGATTCTAAAAGCCAATTCCATCGGGTTGGACTCCATATAAGTTTAAGGTTTCCGCAATTCCCTATGGTAGCATCGTCAGAAAGCGACCACAGCAACCCTAGTTGTTTTTTTGCTTCTTGGTGATATTCACCGAAGCTAGATTGTGGCCAGTCTGGCTTTAATTTTATTTGTAACATGGTTTTTATTTTTTACGGTGGATTTTCCGGTAAGTTATGTAGGGTAATTACCCTTGCCTAGATTTTGTTGTATCGAATTGCGAGCAACTTTTATTTTCTATTTTAGGTGTGGCACATGGTGAATCTTCTATTGAAATAGCAACCGAAAGCGCATTTACTCGGCTTATTAAGCGTCGAATCTCATCTTGCTTATATTCGGATCGCGTTGCATCACTTCCATATAGAAGTGTTTTATTGTGGTACTCAAGAACCTCAAGAGCGTGAAGGACTTGTAAACCTTGAACGATGTACTTAAATTCGCTTGACATGTTTTTTTTATTTGAATTGTTTAGAACTAAAGTATTTGCCATGCGGCCTCCCTTGCGTGGATTGATGTTCTGGCCTTCCAGCCTGTCAGCCCTTTAAAGGTTTTAGCATCCGTTTCTTTTACGTTTTTGGGGTGTACTTTCTCGAACGGGATTTTAAGATAGGTTAGCATTTCTTCCCAAATTTTGCAGTCTCTCATAATGCTTCCAGCCCCCTTCCATTTTTCCGGGCCGGACTTTCCGAAATATGTACGCAGCCTTGCATCCTCAAACCTTACAAAAATAGTTTTTCCTGCAACACTAGCCATTTCGTTTAGTATTTGAAGCCTTTGCATTGCCTCAAAAATTGTTAGTGTTGACACCTCCTTCCATTCATTAGGGGTTTCCCAACAATACTTGACTGCAAACCCGGTATGCGTTCCGGGGTCTATGCCAACCATTACGTCGGCAATCACCCCACCGGGCAACCTTCCAAGCGACTGCATTTTTTGGGTAGGCGTTTGTGGTTTCGGATTTGCCTTTGCTCTTTCCTGTGCCGCCCTTACGTCTTCATGTGTCCATCCTCCAAAGTTACTCATTTTTTGTGTATTTATGCCCGAATATAGGGCGTGATTTTAATAATAAAATAGGCAGTATCGTTTTCATTTGTTTGCTTCTTTTAAAAGTTCGTCTGCGTGGCAGGGGCTGCCAATTTCGCAAAAACAGGCAAGGTGCTTGCCCCTAAGCTCTTCAATCTCTCCCCATCCAAAAAGCTGCTTGCCCGTTACAAACGCTTGTATCGACCAACGTGTGGCTTCCTCCTTAGTTTTAAACAGGCAAAGATTCACGCTTATGCCAGCTTCCATAACAGCCCAAGCGGCTCCGCTTTGCACGACTTTAAACTTGTTTCCCCATTTCCCAGGTCGGCACACGCTTACGACTTGTCCGCCGTCAGGGGACTGCGCTTGAAGATTAAACCCCTTTGTCCTTTTTCTTTGAATGCGTACGGGTTGGCTCATTTGTCTGAAATTTTCAAAAAAGTAAATTTTGTTCGACCACGGGCTTAGTGCCTACGCCTATTGAGTAGACCCCGCGCCCGTCCTTGCTCAGCTCCTTTTCCCTAACAAGAGCTTTTAGCGCGTTGCCGATCACGGTATGGCCATAATACGCGCTATTGAACGCCCCCAAAAGCTGGCTTGTTTTGATAGTGCCGCCGTTTTCTTGGCAGCACTGAAGGATTTCTTTTTGTAATTGTGTTAGCATGGTTCATTTTTTTATGAAAGTTAAAATGTGCGCCACTTGGTCAACTATCCACCCGTTTCCACAAAGGCGGTAAATCTGCGAATCGCTGACAACCTGCTTGCCTCGCTTGTAAAAATAGTCATCTGGAAGAGTAAAGAGCCTACACACTTCCACCGGCGTCAGACGGCGTACGGTTGCGCCTCCTTTGTTATTCACCTGCCCTTGCTGGATAATCAAATCCATTTGTGAGTGATTCCCCCCTGAATTTGCACCGGCGGTAAAACAGTCCGCCTTGCTCTGGTTTGGTTTTGGCGTGCCGTTTATGTCCGTTTTTAAGAATCCGTTGTCGTTAACGCACCCTATTAAAGACGTTCCAGAATCTAGCCTTAACTTAGACCCATTGTTTGCGCAGGTTACAGTACCGGACTTTTCAGGATTTACTTTTGGCTTTGAGTAACGGGTTCTTTCAACTCTTGCAAGGGCAAAATCGCTTAGTAGGTACTTTTCACTTACTTCATTTTCTAAAATGTCTATTAAAAATATACGCTTGTCTGACGGCTGCGGAATATCGCTATGCACTTCGCCAAACAGCCCGACTTTTTTTGTCTTAATATTTGTCCAGAAGAGGCGGTCACGGTTTTGCGCCGAAACGAGTGCGCCCCGCTGCCGGGTTGGGTTAAGTCCCATCCTTTCACTTATCACCATTTGGGCCGCTTTTTTCATGGGAACATTTTCCCCTAAAAATAGAACCTCAGGGTTTAATTCGCGGCACTCTTGCAATATGCGGACAAATTCAAAAAACAGTTGACTTCTTGGGTCTTCAAAATTTAACCCCTTACCGGCAAAAGAAAAGCCTTGGCAAGGAAAGCCCGCAAAAATAATGTCTGGAATAAAACCCAAGTCATTTGCCCGAACGCCGCGAACGTCTCCAAGGTGATGAATGCCCGGCCACATATTCCCCGATACCTTAACTGCGTACTTATCAACCTCGCTAGATGCGTAGTTTGCAACGGGAAGCCCAGCCCGCTCCATTGCGAGCCGGCCACATTCTATGCCTCCAAAAAGTGAAAGTACATTGTACTGTTTCATGGCTTTTCCAGTTTTTGAAAAGTGATTACCGTCACCCATGGATTGGACGCAACAACTTCCGGGCTAGATAAGGATTCAAAAAGGCTAAGATATGAATCCCTTGCGTGACGGTATTTCCCAGCGTACTTCCCGTAAGCCTTAAAATTGCCGTCTTCCCATTTTTCTACCCCCTCGGCAATCGAATCGGCCTCGGTAATGTCGTGCAGCTGCTCCGAACGAATAGCCGTAACCCAAAGAAATATTCGGGCGGCTTCGCGGGGCATGAAAAGGGATGGCTTCCATGGCCCTTCGGTCGGCGTTCCGTCCTGCTCAGCGGTAGCGCGGTATTCGTAGGGCCACCCGGTAGGAAAGTTGTGACCCTTTGGCCTCCACGTTTCTTTTACCCAAATCCTGTCGCCTACCTGCCAGCGCGGGTAGATCCTATTAACCGTGCCTACTCCGTTGACACCACCGTATTTCACGCCGTCCCCCCCGTTCTGGTAAACGGTTTCCCCGTCAAAGTCGGGTGGGAACTTTATGATCCTTCTTGTTTGGGTCTTCCTGTTTTCGATCAGAGCCGTGACCATTGGCGGCGAAAAAAGCATTGGATGTTGTTTCATTTTTTTAAAAGTTTGATTATTTCGCTAAGCAGGTCAGCGATTTTGTGTAGCATAAGCATTACGCCGGTGAACATAAGAAATGCCAAAATAGTATTCATGGTTTTTCCAGTTTTTGAAATTCACCTTGCGCAGCGGTTAATAGAATATCCCCGCATTCGAGGTCTATTCTTTTAACCCTGCTTACCGGGCATGGGTGGTGGTACTGAGTCACACCATTGCCGCTTTTTATAAAAATCCGCTTTACTATGCGGATCCCGGAAAGATGCAATGGGTCGTTTTTTTTGGTGAACATCACGGTGTCACCGACTTGTATTGTTTGCATAATTTTTTAATTTTGGCTTGTTGATTGGCGTACGCCTTGCTGGGCGTGATTCAGTTATGCGGAACGATAATGGGATATTTCATCCAACAATTCCGTTAGGTCGGTATGTGACAGCTCGGTTACAACCTGGCTTGTTTTAGCATTCTTTAATTGCACTACCCAACCAACCGTGTTTTTGTGTATTATCACAATGTATCCTTTCTGGATAATTTTTAAAAGACTGTCTTCCATTTTATTGAAATTAAAGTGTGAAAATTTGATACTTCCGCATACCGCCCTACCAACCTACAATGGCAACTACGTCCTCCACAAATTCGGGCTGGTAGCGGCGGATTCTTTCGTATAGATCGGTTTTTTGCTTTGTGCTTGCCTCAAACTCTACAGCGTTCTGTGCTGTAAGTGAAAGCATTATGTGTAACCCTGCTCTTTCAAGTGGGGCAAATTGGCGTTGAATGGGTGTTTTAGGGTATTGCTTTTGCTTTTCCATGGGCTAAAAAGGGGTATCTTCATCATTGCGAATATTCGGTCTTGCGCTTTCAGGTATTGAAAAGTCTACAGGCGGCGGGTAGTCGAACGGCGAAGGATTAAATTCAACATCGTAAAAACCTTTTATGTGGTCGAACCGCGCCTCGCAAAGTGCAATGCCCGATTCTCTACCCTTCGCAATGAAAATGTCTGCGTAGTTTTCTGCGTACTCATTTCCATTTTCGTCTTCCTTAATGTTAAAAACAGACGGCCTGTAAAGGCATTGTACCAAAGTAGAGTCTTGGGCAAAGTTTGCACAATCTTTTATGTCGTAAAGGCCGCCGCGCTTATCCCCTGTCTTGCTGACCTCTTGCTTCATTTGAGCCAAAACCATGATTGGTATTTGCAATTCAAGTGCTAAAGCCCTAAAAGTTGCGCTTATTTCCCCTAACTCATAGTTACGTCCTCCCCGGTATCCAGGGATATTCATAAGCTGCGCATAATCTACCACACAAAACTGAATACCTCTTTCGTGCCAGTCTTGACGGATTGCAGAAACAATGGCTGGTAGCGACGGCCCTGGGTTGTAAGACCTGAATGGCATTTTCTTCACCTCGTCCCAGGCCGTTAAGTAGGATTGCATTTCGGTGTCTGTGCCTCTTAAGTCAGGCGCAAAAAATGTCTTTGAGTGGATTTGCCACATCCTTTTTTGCATATTCCCAGGGGTGTTCTCTAGATTGATGCAGCACGAAGGCACTCCCTGAACTGAAAGATAGTGGATTTGATTTAGGGCATTGTACGTTTTACCGTTACCCGTCAAAGCCGCTACGACAATGTAATCCCCTGGCTCATAATAAGGCACTTTTTCGCGTACAGATTTCAGGAATGGCGAAACAGGAAAGTGAAACTTTTTACCATCAATGGCCGCTAGTAGCCGTTTTTCAAAATCTTCTTTCCCGTCGCTGCTTGTAAGCCTGGAGCATAAACCAAAGTCTTTCCTTGCCTTCGCCGCCTCAACCTGCATTTCTTCGCTGGAAAGTCCCTTTAATATCCAAGTATCAACAAATTTTGATATTCGCATTTCCGCCCATTGCCCGTGGAATTGCAAAAACATGTCCATGGCGGTAGGTAAATCCATTTCGGAATCCAACATTGACGCTGCTACGGCATCTGCTGGTATCATTCCGCACTCTATCGCGACGGTTTGAGGGGCGTAGGTATCGGCTTTGGAAAACTGCCTTAAACAGGCCGCCACGATCTTTGCGCTATGAAGGTCGCTATCAAGCAGCCCCGGCAAAAGCATTGGGGCTACCCTGTGGAAGTTGTACGGCTCTCCCAGGCATCGGTTCGCAAGTGATTCAAACGAGGCTTCATACCTGGTTTGAACCTCTTGATCTATCGTTGGTTTGACTGAACCCATTGGTTTGTGTTTTTAGTGCGCTGCTCAAAGTCCTTAATCTTTTCGGCCCAAACTTCGCTTTGTCGATGGCGAAGCCCTGAAAGGTAGGCAATTTCCCTCCTTAGTGTTGGACGGCCCTTGGGAGCAATTATTTTCATTATCAGCGAGGACAAGCCGTTTATTGTGTCTTGGCTTACTGGGCTTGTTTTAAACACGTCGTCGGCTTCGGCGGCTTCAAAGTCCCATTTAAAGCCGTTTGTTTCGTATTTGTGGGCTTCAAACCGAAATTTAAGCACCCTTACTTGTTCTTGTATGCTCATTTGAATCGTTGAATGTTTGAAGGGATCACTGAAGGTTCTTTTTTTGCTTGGTATCCATTGCCTTGCACAGGAGCATCAAACCGCGACTGATTCAAAAACCACTTTACTATCATGCCCTTGTACTGTCCGTAGGTTCTTTTTAAATTCCCTTCGCTCTCCTGATGGGCGCAAAACATGGTCATCGTATCAACAACCTTTTCCTTTGCCCAATTTTTTGCTTTTCCCTCTTCCAAAACGCCGTCGCTCCATTCGTGGGGGTTGTCTTTGAAATAGGCACTCATGGCCTCTCGGAGTTCTTTTGCGTTGGTGGGTCTTGGGTATTGGTCGTATCGTAGCGGGGCGCGGTCGGTCGGCGGCATCTGCATATCAATTTTTTGGCAAATCTCTTTCGCGTGCTTTGCTGCGGTTTCGGGCGTTTCGCCGGCAATGTGTTTCAGGAATTCGGCTGCAAGCAGGTCTTCATTCCACGGCGTGATTTGTTCTGGGCTTTCGGGGCCGGGCGCAACATCCCTCTTAGAAATTTCTGCTTTTGAGGGTTTTGAATTTGCGTGCGCGTCTCTCTCTCGCTGATCAATGGTTTCCTGATTATGGTATATATGATTGTCGGGATTTTTATCCCGATGTTGCAGGGATTGTTTTCCCGATGCCTCGGTACCGTTTTCCCGATGTTTAGCCCCTTCGTGTTGAACATCGGTATTATTTTCCCGATGTTTATGCGTCAACTCATAAGCATCCCCAAAGGCAAAAAAGACCTTTCTTTCCCCTTGGTTTTCAGGGTGGGAATCGAATATCTTAAGCCTTATAAGTTCGCGCATTCGCTTCCTAATAGACTCCTTATTTAGTCGGAGTATCGGCAGTTCCGTGACTATTTTCCCGTAATCAAACCAGAAATAAACCTTGCCTTCAACTATCTTTTTAACCATGCTTTTTGAGTGGGCAAAGCGCGCAAGGAAGTCCACTATTGCAGCGTCTTTTATGTCAAGCGTTGGGAAGTTGTCTTGAAACTCCTTTTGTCGGATTGTAAGTGAAAACTCCATAATTAAAATGGTCTGGGTTCAAAGTATTGGTGAAAATAGTCTAGGTCTGCTGTACTCAGCAAAAACCATTCGCCGTCAACCTTTTTGCCAAAGCTGCCTAAAACCGAGTGTATGACCCGCTCATCACTTTCTTTACCTCGGTAAAAACAAACAAGCTCTATCCCGGCGTTTGCAGTTTTCAATTGCTTTAATCTTGCACCAACGTTTCCGGACATCCCTATTTTGTGAAAGCCCCTAATAGTGTCCTTCATTAAGTAGATATAGCATGAAACGTCTGTTTTTTTCGGAGGGTTTAGTACCCTTTCCTTTCTGTCAGATATTCGTTTTTGGGTGTCCTCAATATTCTTATTTTTAAAATAATCAATGTTTACTCTTTCTACCTCATTGTCTGTTTTGTACTTCTTTATGTATTTTTTTGCGCCAACAATTACGGATTTAATTTCCGTAACACTTGGCAATATTCTTTTCCCATTATCGAAAAAGTCTACGCTTCCGTCCTCTTTAAAAAAGACCATGAGCGGGATTGAGAGCCTTAAAATATCCATTTTTGGCAAAAAAAAGCCCTTGGAATTTCAGCGGCGGCCTTTGGGAGGCACTTGATTGGGATAGGACTCCAAACCGCTGAAATCGCAAGGGCGATAACCTGAATCTACTTTATGCTGTCCTATCAGCATTTTGCGCCTATTAAACGCTTTCAGACGGCTTCCAAACCGTCAGGCAATTCTTTCATTGCATTGCAAAGATACTAAAACTTTTTTAGTATTCGCGATTTTATTTACAAGCCGCCAAATAAGTCGGTGCTTTTAGAAGTTTCTACTTTTGAGCACTCGCATTTTCCAAACTTAACGTTTCTGCTTTCCATAACTTCTACCTTATCGCCCCTTAGGACATACTTTCGCATATTTTTTAACCAATCTTTGTCCGTGTAGCATCCAGGCTCACAGCAGGCAGCGAATATCTGCCCGCAACACTTGTATTTAATTACTTGTATCATAACCCCATAAAAAAGCCCCTGACTAATTTTGTTCGGGCCTCCCTTGGCGGGGAAACATTACCTATTCATTCATGAAAGGCACAGGTCGGAAACACAGTCCGGCCCGAACAAAACCGCAGAGGCGATTTTAAATTTGATCCAATATTTTGCGTTTCTGTGCAAACGCTTTCCCCCGGTTTCCACGCCGTTCGGCAACCCTTCGATTGCAAAGCAAAGATAATGCTTTTTTGATACTACCCAACCTCTTTTTTCAACTCATCAATAAAAACAGGCCATAATTTTTCCCAAAAGTTTAGGAATGATGGGCTAATCCCGGTTTTAATGTCGGGGCCACAATCCCATAAGTTATGCAGGTTTTTGCGATCATGGGCCATGTGCGTAAAGGTGTTCTCATCTGTGTAGTCTTCTAGTGATGCAATTTCATCCAACATTTCACCCTTTTCGCTTTTCGACCCATCGTATTCCTTTACAGACTTTTTCAGGCCATTAATGGTCGCCTCTTGGTCAAACCATCTACCCTCACCAAACTTTCCAGCTGTGTAGTGTATGTCAAGCCCGGTTAAAAACTTTTTAAAGCCTTCGCCGAACGACCCCCAATAGTATTCCCAAGATCCGTAATCCGAAGCGATTTGGATGCGCCCAGCACTTTCCGAGGCGTCAACAACGATGTCCGCCCAAAGTAGCCCTCCAAGTTGGCGTATCTTATAGCATTCTACGGTTGTCTTAGTTAGATTGAATGATTTTTGTTCCATTGTTGAATTTTTTAATGCTATTTTTATTTAGCCCATTTGTTCAAAACATCCATAATTCTTTTCCCTTCTGATCGGCCAAACTCGCAGTCTTTCAAACCCCAAGTAGTCCACATAATGTGGTTTATTTCTTCTAGATATTCGCTTTCCTTGCTCATGTCTGCGCATCGCAGTTGAATATTCGTGAAATCAGAAACAAGCTTTTCAAAGTTCGCTTGTGTTTTGCTGTACAATTCATGTGCAACCCAAGCCACGTAAAAGCACTCCTCGTTTGTTGAGCATTTGCCCAAAACCGAGTTTATTACAGAAAAAAGGTCTTCGCCATTTTGGTGCGAAAGGCGCATTTCTTCCTTAATAAATTGTGCGGTAACATCGGATAGTCCAATGGATCCAGATATTGTGGATTTTGAGCTAATTAATTCCATAATTCAATTTTGTTAAGGTAAAACTTGCACTTCCCTGTTGTCAATAACCTCAATCCCAGAAAGCGGAATTTGAAGGTTTAGGAAGCTGTCGCAGTCCGGCGCGTAAACCATTATTCTAATGCCGAAAACGTCAGGCTCCGTTTCTATGATTTTAAGGTCGATGAAGTCGCGACGGTAGCGGGTTTTTAGTCGCCTATTGAATCCGCTTTCTAGCAGCCAGTCCTCGATTTGTTCTTGTGTCATTGCGTTTCTATTTCCGCCCTTTCGAGCATTTTATTGAATCCGTCGAGCATTTTTTCCTCCCAATATTGGTCGTACTTGCAGGCCTCCGAAAGTGCGCGAAGTTTCCCTAGAGCTACGATTGCTTCCTTGTAGTCCCCGCTTAGGTTAACATCCCTGCATATACCTATCACCATTTTAGCAATCCCTTGGCGTCCAAGTTTTTTGCCGTACCCTTTTAGGGTTTTTGAATTTTCTATTGATTTAATAGCCATGGGTGAAAATGTTTTTGTTTGCAGTTTAAAAAGCCAGGCGGCTAAACGTTTTTAGCCACCCGGCTACGTCTTCTATCATGTATTTTTTACACGCCGCCCGCCCGTACGGCTTTTTGGGCGGCGTGTTGGTGGTGTGGTTATGCATTGTAATTCTCTGCAATTTCATCTTCGTTCATTGTGAAAACCTCTTGGCAAAGGCCGTTTGCGTGTTTCATTGCGCTTTGATCTTTAGTGTTAAGCCCCGGGAAGAGTTCTACGTTTTCGCGAATAAACTCATAAAACGTCCCGTTGTCGTCTTTCGCCGTTGTCCATTCTGTTGCAAGGTCGATAAATGCAGCCGCTAGTTTTTTAGGGCAAAAGTCTTCAACTCTAGTAAAATTTGAATGTGGCATGATGCTAGATTTTTGTTTAGTGTTGATTATGCTTCTTCCCAAATTGCCCCAAACTCGTCTGTTCGCCCATCGCGGGCATACACTCCGCTACCGTCCATCTTCTCCCACTCTTCTCCATACGCTTCCCGCGCCTGCTCCATGCGGCTATATATCTGTCCAATTTCTGTAGGCAATGATTTAAGTCTTTCCTCGATTAGTGGGTCGTCCCCACTAGAGTGGTCATGCAACCCAGAGTTGTCCGACCATCCGAATAGTTTTTCCCCGTCAATCTTTACGGTAAAATTTTCAAACAGCCCGTTCTGGGCTACCGAGTATGAGGTTTTGATTAGTTCGATTTTCATGATCTTCAATTTATTTTGTTATGCCTCACGGCGTGTTGGTGGTGTGGTTATTTACAATGTGAGCGATTCTTCAAATATTTGCTTAAACTCATCGGAAGCACCTTTGCACGCCTCTCTAATGTCAGGTACTACAAAAGGGCTAAAATTGTCTTTGACTGGTACAAAGCCGTTTTCAAGTAGCGTTGTGGAAACATCCTGAAAATCCTTTGCGTCTTGAAGTTCGGGGTATAGGTAGGGGTAGTCTGTTTGAACCCGGTTTGTGTCCCTGTTAACGCTAGCCACTTCAATCATTGGAGAATTTAGAGCTACGTAAAACTTTGCGAATTTAGCATTCATGATATTAGAATTTTTGTTTGTGATGCCTTTCGGCTTTCTGATAGGTCAAAGATACAACTATACTTTTAACACCACACAACAAAGATCAATTTATTTTCAAATTATTTTTTGTAAAAGCAAAAAATGGCCCTGAAAGTACTTCAGGGCCATAAATTAAAAGCAAACAAAAATTCATTCTTTAGTCAAAGGAAGCCGCCGGTATCAGCAAACACCACAAATCCAAAACAATGCGTAAAAAAACCACTTTGAAAAAAAAGGTAGCATTGTAGTCCCAAAAAAGCAATCAGCCAACCACAAATACCCGGCCCAAATTGTCAGCATAATAGGAAGGACAACAAACAGGGGCGAAATAAAAAACCACTCTGTACATCCTGACCCTTTGTAAAAAACCACGTTTGTACTTTTCAGGATTCGATGAAGTTCCTGCTCAACGTGGTATGCGCCCGGCAACGGCAGGATAAATATCGGTATCGGGATACCCGGCATTTCGCGGTCTATTAACTTAGACCTGTAAAGAGCACCTAGGGTTAGCGAGGTTATGCCCACCTTGAAAAAAAATATCAGCGGGAAGTGTACCATTATGTAGAGCAGCCATCCGCCTGTGCTATTTCGTGCCATTATTCTTGTAGTTTAAAGCGTACACATACGGGTTTTTCGGCTTTTCTTCCTCGTAGTAGTACCCGTCATCGTCATCATCGTCATCATTATCAAAGTAATCTCCATCAATCAGCTTTATAACAACTATGACAGCGCAAAGCAGTGTTCCGATCCAAATATCAAAATGCCCAAAAATAAGGCTTAAAACAAGCAATGCCCAATCGGGTATTGTTTTCACAAAATATTTAAAGCTTTCCATTTCCAGAATTTACATTTACTACCACGTTTATGTTTTGCGACCCGCCCGGCCCTGTTTCGTTCCTAGCATCAGAGCTGCTACGCGAAGAAATTAGGCACACGGCAGCCAAAACGACAGCTACCGCCCCGGCAACTATCCCCGCGTTCGCAGTAACGAACACGAAAACAACTGAGCATAACGCAGAAAAAAACGAAACGCCAACAGCTACCGCCCCGGCTATTAACCCAAGCCCTAAAATAGGCTTTGCTACTTCAATCAAGTTTACCGAACGCGGCTGCAATTGCGCGTTTTCAATTTTAGGCGTATAGCTAGATAATATAGCCATGCGGGCATTGTCCGTCTCCCTTATTTCGAGATCAGACAATCCTTTGTACATATTCTCTTCGTCTTCTATCGTCATGGGGCTATGCCACCCCCGTAATTGAACTCCCATTTTTCGCATGGTTTAACGCCTTCGCGTTTGTTGAAAATATTTTCAATCCTCTCTATATCCTCCCTTGTATATTTTGGGAGCTTTGCCCACTTTTTAGGCTTATTCTTTGCCACTTTTTTGGGGCGTTTTGAAGGTACTGATACCTTCCTGGACTTAGCCCTTAATACTCCACGCCTACCCGCCTTTTTTTGAGGGGTCTTGCGCTTTGTCGGCGTTGTGAACTGCATAAAAAAGGCAATAACACATGCCGGAAAAAGTATTTGATAGAATTGATCGGAAAAGAAAAACTCCATTACAATTCCTGTTTTGGGGCTGGGAGTACAGCGTTTGCGAATAAAGCTTTCAGCACCTGTGGGCATTTACCTTCGTACCACTGCATATTTTCAGCGTGCCTCCGAGCGTCTGCCATGTGCAGGTAAATATTCCAGCCGGCTGCCAACTGTGAGGAGTTAAAAAGCATCGGAGAATATGGGAACTCAATTATCGGGATCACATTCCAGTACGGGTTTCCAGACAGTTTCAGGCTTTCTCGCCACACCTCCGCGCGTTCTCGAATTACCTCTACCCCCTCGTTCGGTAATGTGCTGCACACCATTACCGGCCCTATACAGTTTGTAAAAGCGGCGGCCTGCGCTTTTGCTTTCTCCAGGGCTTGAGCAGCGGACAAGTGTCGAAGAAACAGAAAGGCTGCTACGCCTATTCCTATGCCTACGCCTACGCTAATTGCGCCAAACGCCATAAGCCCAAGCAGCACGAAGCATACCCATACGATAGGGGACACAGTGGTAATATATTCCAACGCTTTGGGGGTTGGTTGCACTGTCTTGATTTCATTTTTTTGTTCGTAAATCATTGATTATCAGTTTGCAGTTTTTTTATGCAACATTTTGTGCGACTAAATAGGCTCTTGTGGCTTTTCAAGCGATAGGGCAGAACTGAAATTTCCGTAACGCTTCTCTACCCAGCTATCCGACTTGCCCAACATTGCGACACTTTCCTTTACAGTTTTGCCTCCGTGCCAGTGTGCTTTGCAGGTTTCAGTTTGGCTATTTGCCGCCCGCCCTGTTTTGGTTACGCCCTTTGTCCAGTAGCCTGATTGTCTCAAAGCATCCATGTCATAGGAGGTCAAATGACCTACGCTCCCCTCTGATTGCATTAACGCTGTCGCCCGGTTGAAACCGTACTCCTCCTTGTTTTTGTCTATTACATACATATCAACAGGCGGCTTTGTCTTTACCGTTTCCACGCGCTGCGGGGGCATAGGCAGGGCGCAAAGGCCGTACGCAAGTTGCGAAAGGGGCGGAGTTGGTTGCGGCTTTATCGCGTTGTATATGTCAAATATTAGGCTCATCTTCGCTTTGGTTTCCACTATCAAACAACCGGTCATGAACATCCCCCCAATAATCCTCTAGCTGGGGTGTGTCGGCCCAAGAAAACTCGCAAAAAATTACTGAAGAAAGGAATTGGTAGTCATTCTTTCGATCTTCATAATCCGGCTGCAAATTAATATTTGCAATCGCCTCATCAACCCATGTTTCACCGTTTGCGCGGGCCTCATTAAGCCACTCAATTGCTGTTTTATTTTTCATTGCTTTATTAGTTCAGATTCAAATATGTT